ATCTCCTTTAATATGAGCTATTAAGTCATGTATAGAGTCATCACGTTTTGCAGTAATAGAACCTGTGACTTCATAAGGACCTGTTTGCACGTAACCAAATGGCTTATAATCAGCTGTATTCTGATGATGTACTCTTGCAAGTGGTCTTGATATAGTGATTTCAAAGTTATTCAATACTAATGGTTCAGCATCTAATGTAGAGGCACTTAAATCAAAAATATTTTTTGGTGCATCTTCATCTACAGTAGTTGAAGATGGTGTAAGAGCAGTTTCAGTAGGTTGATAGGCACTAATAAAAGTAGTTTCTACTACCATTTCACCACCATTTGTGCCTACATCTTCTCGGATAACCATTTGAGTAGCCATACATCCTGCCATAACCACATCATCATTTGGAGTAGATTCTGAAGAATCAGAACCTGCATTAGGATATAAAAGCGTAACTTGATTTGCGTTGGAAACACCATCTTTCATTGAGCCAGTGGTACTTGCACTAGTAAGTTCGGATGCACTTGCTCCATCACCAAAAAGAGCTAAACAGCTTTTTAATACTGCTGTTGGAGTTCCTCGCATTGTTAAAGTAACTTCATAAATTTGTGTGTCTGGTCTATGATGTCCTTGTGATTCTACTTGACCATAAATACCACTGCGTGATGGTGCAACATCAATTGGTGCGCTTGCATGTTCAATGTTGTAATCCACTACTTGTAATTCGTTCCATGTATCATCTGCTGCGTGTGCAGTACCTAATGCTTTAGCACCACTGCCCATAATTACCTTTATGTCACCTCTCGGTTGAAAATTAGTTGCCATTACTTATCTTCCTTTTTTGCTTTTTTTGGTTCTGCGCTTTCTAGATACTTTTCAAGTGGTTTAGGCACAGATGTGATTTCTACTGATTCGCCATTTATAAGACGATTATGTTTTGCAGGACTATCAAATCCATTAAAGTTTTCACTATCTTTTAAGTCAAAATATGATTTCTTTGCTTTGTAAATCATCCTATTATCTCCATTGCTGATACTACAGCAGTCATATTAGCGCGTAATAAGTCTGTATTATCATCATCACGCTCATATATAGTGTTGTCGATGACAGCATTGTAAAATTGCCTCGTACCTGACACGCTATAGTTTCTGTTATTGTAAATAAGTCTTTTCATACGCTCCGCTACTAACGATACCTGCCTAAAACTCTCCTTTGTGTAATTACCTGCGAAATCCACTTGGTAACTGATAAGGATTGTATAATCTCGCACCATTCCTGTATTAATTTGCTCGTTAAGATCATCTGACACAGGCTGTAATAAAAAACTTTGATTAGATTGATGTTCATCGTAAAAAATCTGAATCCCAAATTCATCAGCAATGATACTATGTAAATTATCAATGACTCGTTCATAGATGACATTGTTAAATGATATAGCCATTATCTATAAATCTGTCCACTGCGCACAGTTCCTATTTGAATTTCATCGGATTGAAAGGTTACACTCCATTCATCATTTAATGTATAAACGCCTGCTTGAAAGCGTATTGATGCGCCATATGCTAGTGGTTGATAGTCACCATTCATTACTTCTGCATCTACAGATTTATGTCTTTTTAGTCCTGTATCATCTTTTGTAAATACATCGTACTTCACTGTACTTGCAGTACCAGGTGTGAATGTACCTGCGGTACTAATCACTACTCGTACTTCATCATAATCTGTGCTAGGCGGACCATACATCTTTACATCTTCAATGTAGCCAGTGCTACTGCCGTTTACACTAATCTCACGAATAACGCCAGATTCTGAACGAAAACTAGTTTCATTCCACATCACGTAATCACGTGACTTTAATTTTGTGAGCATACCTTCATCACCTAATACCTGCTCTTGAAGTTCTGCTGCTTTCTCTGGATCTTGGCTACGCACTAAATCTGCGCAGGCTAATAACGCATTGCATCGTATTATAATAAAGTCATATGGTCGATCTGATGCGCCTTGATAATTACTATTACCACGCTTATAGATAGGTCTATTTAAATAACTGCGCATATGATCCGCTTGCTCTTTTACCACGCGGTTTTTTAAATCTTCCCAATCTTGTCCTGCTTCACATACACTAGAATTAAATGCACTAACAGAACTAGATGCTAGAAATACGTCCACGTAATCTGCGGATTCGTTATATTTAAATTCGTTATCTGCATCTGGCGTATCATTAACTTTTGTTAATTCTAAACCATCTTTGTATAAATTTTCTATATATCCAGTATTATGTAATCTATAAAGATTTGTAGATGGATTTGTCCAATTTGACATTAGTACACGCTTACGATCATAGCGATCTATATCACTAAGAATTGCCTGTAAATCAGTTGTTATATTGCAGAATGCTGTTAAGTAACTCATGCTTGTGCTATCTCATTAGTTATGCTACTAGTAGGTAAAATGGTGACATTAGGTATATCAGTGCAGATAATTATTGCAATCATTGCTCCTAAAATCACATCCATATCCATTCTCGGATCTTCTAATTGACGTGTTAGCTCTTGTAACTCGTGCATTGTATCAATTAATCTATCTATTTTCTCTGTTTCATCCATATTTCTGTACTATCTCGCAAAACTTCTCTGGAGTACCTTTGCCTTTTGCAGTGTTATAGTATGTTTTCCATTGATTTGCTTGATCTTCTAATGTTTTTGGTAGTTTTTTTGGTATTCTACGTAGGTGTAATCTACAAAAAACTATTTGAGCTGCAAGGTTCGTAGTTAAAATATATTCCCAATCCTTTTCAACTGGCGCAGTAAAATGTGACCAATCTAAATAACATGCCTTTGCAACTTTCTTCATTAGTTCTTCTCGATACTGAAGATAGTTTTCTATTATATCTACCGCTACCCAAGGTTCACATTGATAGACACCACGTGCAGGTCCTTTAATTTGCTCAATATAAATATACTTTGACTCCACTAATCCAATATTATAAATAAACTCTGCTGCTTCAGGAGAATATAAATCTATCTTCTGTAAGACACGTTTAATGAGTTTTTTTATTTGGTCTGGATTGATCATTTGCGCTTCATACCTTTTTTCATTTTCTTCTTTTTAACTTTTACTTTCTTGGACTTCTTCTTCTTTCCATAATGATACGGCATTATCTTGCTCTCCTTACTTTCTTGGCAGTTCTTTTAGAATAACTAGCTTTCTGCTTACCTTGTTTACTAGCAGCTCTTTTAAGCCTATTCTCATATGCCTTTTGTGATTTCGTTAAATTCTTACGTACACTAGCAGGTAAATATCTACCTCGCTTTCTGCGTGGTTTCTTTTCATCACCTTTTGTGACGTAACCCCAATCTTGCTTTGTCCATCTCTTTAAACTTTTTTGTGATTTTTTTAGTGCCATTATTTATATCCACCGCCTGCTTTCTTATATGCTCTTGCTAGCATCTGCGCTTTCCTTGCACTCCATTGACCTGCTCTTCCACCTTTGTTACCTGCTTTAATTCGATAAAAGATTCGTTTACGTAACGATGGTTTGGTGTAGTTACCTGCTTTATTTACAGATGATTTCTTTCTCATTTGCCCACCTTTCTCATTGCACTAGAATGAGATTGACCAAAGGTTGATCCTTTGCGCATTGCAGATACCATAGATTTAAGATGTTTTGCAGTATGATGTCTTGCATGTCTACGCATTGCAGATACTTGTCGTTTACTTAATCCTGTAACGCTAATACCTTTTACTTTCATTACCACTTTACCTTATTTGACCAGAACTTTGCTGAGAACTTATTGGTTGTTCTTCCATGTCTCGCATAGTATGCTCGTCTTCGTGCTTGTTGCGATTTACTTTTTGGATTCTTACCTGCGCCACGTACACCTTGCTGCCCAAATCTAACTACCTTATATCTACCGCCACTAGATGCCATCACTACATGTGACTTTGTTTTGTGACTTGGTGTACGTTTTGGTTTATTCACTCCGCGCAGACCTAATCTACGCATTGTTGCTTTGACTCTTGCAGGTACTGCCATTACTTACCTTTAATTAAACCGATAGTAATAGATTGAATTACTTCTACTAACTCCTTAAACATTTTACCTTCTTTTTCTTCTTTTACAAAAGGTATGTTTATTTTATCATTTAGTAGTTGTGCTAACTTATCTGAAAAAGCATTTGATCCTATATGACCAATTGCTTCATTTTGCATTTTATCAGCTTGTTCTTCCGCTAGTTTTACTAGCATTGATTTTATATCCATTATATGAACCTCATTATTATATTTACTATGATTGGGAATGTGACTAATGCAACACCACCCCAAGTCTGTATTTTAGCGATAGCAATATCGTGCCGATCTACTTTGCCATTTAACTGGCTTAAATGTTTTTCAATTCTATTAAGCGTAGAATAAATATTCTTTAATCGTTCATCATGCCTAGTTAATACTCTGATTAAATCTTGATCATCCATGTCTTCCATTCCCATTCATACGGCTCATAATACCATCCATTCTTGATAACTGTTTTTCTAAATCGCTAATAGCTTCCATCGTCTGTTCATATCGTCTGTCTCGTACAGCATCGCTATCATTCCATCTATTAATTAATTTGATAATCATTCCTTCCATATTATTGATTGACTCTGACTGACCTTTATTCTCTACTTCTAAATTTTTTAAAGACTCCGCTTGAGCTTCTGATTTTTTAGACAAATTCATTACTAAATATATGAGTAGTGCAGCACATACTCCTATCATTCCTGCTTCGCCATATATAGCCATCATATCCATTTACTTCTTCCGCTTTTTCCAACTCATTGGATTTAAATTAATTTTTAATTCTTTTTCATAAAAAGAAATTTTTTCTTCTAATTCTTGCCTCTTCGACTCTTCTTCCATTGTATGCTTTGCCAGTAAATCTTTAATTGTTGTCTCCGCACTAATAAGTTCAGTTTCAAGCCTAGCAATCCGATTTTCCATACGCACACCATAATAGCTAATACCAGCAACAAAACATAATATTTGAAATAGCCACTTAATATTAAGATGTATAGAAAAATTGTCATCGATAACATCAGCGCGATAACTTCTAGCAGTTTTTTCACTCATTTCTTCCTTACTATTTCCCATCTACTATGTGTAAAACACCACATATCTCTATCAAATCGAACATTGTCTGAATAAAAATGCAGTGTAGAATCTTGATCCATTACCTCGACAAATGTATACATAGAGTCGTTTAAATTTGGTTCAAAACCAAGCACGGACCAACCATTGGAACAACTACTCGCTATAAACATACTTGATACTAATACTATAAGACGTACTAACAACTTCAAAATCTCCGTTTTCTAATTTCTTAATTACTTTATTCATAATACCATCCACCATGCTATTGCAGTTTCTACCACTATATCAGACATTGTATTGTATGCCCATGCACGCTTTGTCTTATAAGGCTGGTAGTTCTCGATTATCCATTCAAATATTTCCCAGGCGATACCAAGTGTCAAAACACCTAAAACGCACCATAAATCGCTAAACCCACACCATTGAAAGATTTTGCAAAAGAATGCGCCTGCTGCGAGGTGATAACTAGTCCAACCATCCAGTTGCCCAGTCTTGTATTGCCATGCTACTAACTTTGCTAAAGGATTATTCATCTATCTACCACCTGGTTATTTATTATTTTATGAATCATATAGTCGATGCGCCCATGTCCATTATTATGCTTATCTGCACAGGCAGAGACATATGCATTTTCAATAGTTTTAAATGAATCGCTTTTTTGTACGATTTCACCATCTACCATTAAAAAGTAATCTTTGGAGTTTGGATACTGAATTGTTATATAAGATCCATCTACCATTA